CCAACATCCTGTCTATTGAGACAGTTGAAGTAAAGCGTGATAAGCGTTGGAAAGATACAGGCAATCTGTATATCGAAACTGACTGCTGGTACAATGGTTCGCAATCCTGGGAGAAGTCTGGTCTTAGTGTATCTAAGGCTACTCACTATGCTTTTGTTCTTGAGAATATGGTTGTTGTAGTAACTACCCCAGACCTAAAGGCTATCGTTGAAAAGAAGGGCAGAGCAATCGAATGTAAGATTGAGCCTAACCCAAGTAAAGGATACCTAATTAAACTTTCAGATATAGTGGAGCATCAACTTGCATAAGTGTGGATGGTGTATTACTGGACATCACGAGTCCTGCAAGCCCTCAGTTAGTTATTATGAGAAAACTTGGGTGTGTGAGTGTCAGTGTCGTACTCAGGCTCGAACTGAGGATACTGCTCAAGACAATCAAGACAAAAATGAGTAGGCTTAAAGTCAAAATCTCTTGGCGTACCGCCTAGAACAATTTCATCATTCTTAGCCCTTTCAATCATTTCCATTGTGGGAAATCCGTAAACCACATCAACCATAGGATTATTACATAAAGGACAATTCATACTACTATTATACACTAGATACTTTACATTGTCTAACGTATCTGGTATAATTGACCTATGATTATTACAGACATTGACGACACCGTACTGCATATGATGAGTGACAGACCAATCCAAAAGACCATTGACTACATTAACTCCCTAAATACTAGGGTAGTTGTTGTAACTGGCAGACCTCGTTCTATGCGAGCAGAAACAGTTGATGCACTTCGCAAAGTTGGTCTAAAGTATAACAGTCTTCTTATGAATCCCTACTCTACCAATAGGTCTAATGAGTGGAAGGCTGAATGTGCTGAGAAACTTAAAGGTGCTACCCTGGCTATTGACGACAATGCTGGTGCTAGAGCAGCCTACGAAAAGGCTGGCATCAAGGCTATTCATCCTAGCGATGTTCCAGACATGGAAAAGTTCTGGGCTATCTTTGAATCTAACAGCGGTTACTAAACAGTTGTATAATTGAATCATGGAAGATATCCGTGATGTTGAAGAACGTGTGACTGAACTCTATCGTAAGATTGAGGACATCCACGCCGAACTATACTCCCTTGGAAGTGCTGAGGAGAGAATCGAAATATTCGAAAAACTTAGAGAACTTATTAGTCAAAAAGAACAAGAAAATGATTTAGTTGCTGCAGCCGTTCTTGGCTGGGCTTATGAAGAACTTGGCAAGGTCTAGCGTTCTATCTTTTCTTGTTTAACTAATGACAGAATTCTTTCTGGGGTTGTTGCAGAATGATAGAGCCAATAAAGTTCAAAGTTTTGATGTTGGTGATGATTAAATCCAGGGTCGTACACTTGAGTTTCATGTCCCAAACAGTAGATAGTCCCATCATGTTTAACTAATTTACTGCCCTTAATGATTGTGTGTGCTATTTCAAAAGCGTTGTCTTCCCCACCCCATTGAACAAACTTTTCATCCATACCGCCAACACTCCACCAAGTTTCTGGTGTACATACCCAGATACCACCATTGGCTTCTGTGTACAAAGTATGCTTCAATGTATCTTTATTCATGCCAGCATAAATTAATTCACTCATTTTCATATCAAAATATCTGCAAAGTCTATAGGGATTATGAACCATTTCATCTGTTTGGCATTGTTCTATGGCTTCTAACAAAGGTTCAATTTGTGGTAAGGTATCTGCATCATTTAAAATTACAACGTCACAGTGAGCCTCCTGTGCCTTCCTGACACCCAAATTTCGACTGCCTGAAGCAGACCAGAACTCTCCTGGTTTGTCTGCAAAGATGATTTCAATGTCTGGTAAATTAGTTTTATACCAATCTAGGACAGCCTCTAATGGCTTTATTCTACTAGGTGTTTCTCTCCAGGGAATAATTAAGCCAATCTTCATTAGAACCTCGCTAGATAAACTCCGACTACAGGAAAGTCACAGTGGTCAACGATGCCACTAAAAGACTCTAGAACCTCTTTTGATGTCCAGTCTTCCTTGATATGCTCCTCATATGGATTATCGTCTGAATGCCCTTGTGGACAATGAATAATAGGAATAGAAATGATTGCAGCACCTGCTTGCTTAGAAATCTTGTCCCAGATTGCCAGTGCTTGTTCCTTGGTCATATGCTCTAGAATATCTCCAAGAATTACAAGGTCATAATTCCAATTATCCCATTCTCTAGCATCAACCTTAAATACCTTATCGTACATTGTTTCAAGGTCATACTTATCAATGTATGGTTGCCAGACTTCAATGGCATCAATACGCTGTGGCTTTATACCACTATTTTTCATTTCAATGGCATATGTTCCAACACCAGCACCAACATCTAAAACAGTAGTAGGATTAAGTTTCTTAATCCAAGACATTGATAGTGGTTTGCCATCTGTATGAGAACTAGGCATCTTCTTCGCCCTCAAGGATTGCCAAGATAGCGGAACTGAACATAGATAGATAGTCTTCGCCTTCATGCTTAAACTTCATTGTACCGCCAGGATTGTACATAATCTTGTCTCCAACTTTTACTTCTGGCTCAAGACGAACACCGCTACGCAATACTCGTCCTGGTCCAACCTCTACAACGACTCCAATGTTCTTGGATTCTTCTGAATCTAATTGTACCAGAAATAGTCCACTTGCACTTTTCTCTGGCTCAGTTTTCTTTTCTAGTTTGATAATGATAATGTCTTCTGGTGCTTTCAGCATTACTTATCCCATTTTCCATCAATAACCAGCAACGCAATTAGAGCGTAGTTTGCCATATCAATAAATGAGTCACGCAGACTTTCGTTCTCTGGCTTCACATTGGAGTCATATAGATTATTAATCCTAGCCAACTTATCGTGCATGCGGACACGCAGACCATTGATTGGACCACCAGGACTTCCAGAGATATTTTTTGGTCCATAGTCCTTGTGTTTGCGTATTAGCAGTTCTTCTGCTTCTGCATATACCTGTGCTACTGCTTGTGTAAATTCTTTACTGATTTCCATTAGTACTCCTCGTGTTCTACTCCGTGCTTGCTGTCCACATACTTGTGAATCTTGCGAAGCGTTCTAGCCTTTGCAAATAGATATACTCCAAGTGCAAATACAGCATTCCAAAAGAATTCAGCAAACATGTGGTCAAGGCTGAATGTTATTTCTATAATTGAATCAATTAGGCTTTCGCCATGTGCGTGTTCCATTACTGTTCTCCCTCACAATTTAAAATTGCTTCTTGTTCTGTTGAGTATTTGTCCCAACAATTCTCTGCTTTAAAATCTCCACTAACAATCATATAGGCAATCACTAATAGTGTTGCTATAAAACTTATTAGTGATAGCGTTATCATTGCTTTATCGCTTGGTTGTTTCGTCATTGAGTAACCATTCTACTAGTTTAGGATTGTCCTTTAATACCGCCAACAATCCAGTCTCATACATGGCGATGAAATAATGCTCCCAGCATTCAAAGTCATCGTCTTTATTCGGTCTTGGCATGCCATCATTATTCATACGAACAGCGTGTAAGATTTCGTGCAACATTGTTACCTGTTGCTTGCCATTACCCAAACCAGAAGCAATCACAATTAGGTTCTTGTTGTCTAGGGTATATCCGTATGCACCATCATTTAGCATACCGTCTTGTGCTGGGTCTCTTTCAATAATGTCGAACTTTTGTGGTCCAACTTTAACTGATTTAATCATTACTTCATCCTTTTGATTAGTGTAATGGCATACTGCAATGCAATGATTACAGCCTTGCCATAATTGTTTTCCTTGATATCTTTTTCAATACGGTTAATCAAAACCTTGCGATACTCTGCTACTGCCTTTTTACGACCTACCTCAAATCCTTCGGTCCAGCCCTTAGCATGACCATCGTCATAGCCCTGTTTGTATTTGTTTTTAAAGAGTGTTTTCATACGTCTATTTTACCGTAAAACTTGGGTAAAGTCAAGACCTATTTTGCCCTAAGAGTACTGAGTTTGTGACCAACTAGGGTATCGGTGGGTTTGCCATCAGTATAAACCCTGATAACAGCAGCAGGGTCTTCTGGTGTGCCAGTTACGGTGAAATCAGAGTTAGGAACATTATACTTCCCATCACGAATAATCCTGGTAATCTTGCCTGTGGCTGTTCCACCAGATGAATTCCAGGAAACCATATCTCCAACGCCTACACCCTTAAACATAATTGTTTCGTGGCGAGAATAGTCTTTACCAAAATCAGCAAACAACATCTTGTCTTTTTCTCTGTTTACGATTGCACGAGACCAAGAGAAACCTGCGTCCCCACCCCAAGCGTCCCACATAATTCTTCCGTTGCTAGGATTGCTAGTGTTATTAAAGTCCTTGCCCTTTTTGTCTACCTCGTGTCTAGAGAAGAAGGAGTACATTCGTCTGACTACGCTGATTGATAGCGAACGTCCTGCCACAATGTCTCTTGCTCTACCCCAGCCAACTGGAGTTCCTGCACCTGTAGCCTTGCCCTGTTCTTTCCAACGGATAGCACGAGCAGCAGCAGCCTTCATTCCTGCGTTGGGGGCATAGCCAGCCTTGTCCATTTCGTCTTCCATTTCATCGTCTTCTTCTTCCATCTCAAGTTCAAGGTCTGGAATCTTTTCTGCATCAGACATTAGCATACCAATTGAGTATGCTGTTGGCTCCCATACGCCCTCGTCTTCTTCAAATACTCTAACAGCCATTGCTGGATTTTCTGGTGTAGACTGGATGGCATATTCTGTGCCTGGAATACCATACACTCCACCTTCAGTCATTACATGCTCAACAAGACCAACAACCTCTCCCTCAGTTGTCATTCCTCTTACATAGTCACCTTCGACAATTGCACCTTTATACATTGCACTGATTGCTGTGCCACCACTTGAGAAAGCACCTGATGCATCTGCACCATTGCCACCCTGGTTTCTGTTCTTTGGTTTACGAATTTTCATTTTGCCTTTCTGCTTTGGAGCATTACTCATAGATGTTGGGGTTTTTACTCCAATGTTTGGATATGTTGGATTTTCTGTTGAAGAAGGATTAACATTATTATCAGCCTTGTCAGCCTCTGCTGCATACAATGCACGAACCTGTGCAGTTGCATCTGCTTCTGTTTTGTGGCAGCCCATAACTTCGCCACCCTCTTTTACTACTGGATAACCTGAGCATCCATATGAGCCTTGTGCTCCTACTGAATAAGGCATTAGTATTCCATCTCCGTTTCTGTTTCTGGCTCTTCCATGCTTGCACGAAGTTGCCAGCAAATCTTTTGTGATGCAGTCTGACGGTCAGCAAGGAAGTTTGCTAATCCAAACTGTTTTTCATTGTTAGCCATTTCACCAACAACCACTAACTGCTCAATGTGCTTTTCAATTGTGTCGTATAAGTCTTCAATCATTGGCTCTGGTTCTCCAACAATAACAGGCTCACTAACATCCATTAGGTCAAAGAAGTCTACGAGTCTATATGGAGCGTATGACTTTAGCATACGAAGCCATTCTGCATAGGTATCTGTAGCACCATCGTAATCCTGATAGATTTCTCCAAAGAATTCGTGCAATTGTGCAAAATCATCTGATTCCACGTTCCAGTGGTATCCGTGTGCTTTAAATTTAATAGCAATGTTATTTGCTAGTAGCAGTCTTAGTGCTGACAATAATTGTTCCATTTGATTATTATACCATATCTATTAGTGGGCAGTTTACAGCCATGCCCAGGGCTTCCGACTTACTTAATAGTAATAGTCTTAGGTTTCTTTTCCTCTGGGATATTAATCACGAGGTCAATTGTCAGAATACCATTTTTTAGTTCAGCCTTAGCGACTTCGGCGTATTCTGGCAGGGTAAAGGAGCGAGTAAACTTGCGACCTGCAATGCCCTTATAGACATAGCGGATGTCCTCTGGCAAGTCCTTGTCTTCCTTAGTTTCACCACTTACGGTCAGAACGTTCTTGTCTGTAGTAATAGTGATGTCATCTTTCTCAAAGCCAGCAAGAGCGAACTCAAGATACCATTCGTTCTTGTCCTTTGAGTGAATTACATTGTATGGTGGATAGGTAGCCACCTTGTTGATTCCTGGTGTTGCAAACAACTTATCAAATTCCTGACTAAGTGTTGCGAATGGGTCTGTATAGATTACCATTTATATCATCTCCTTGTTAAGCGAGTTATTTTTGTACCCCCAGTTGGCAGGTACATATTTATTATAGCAAAAAAGGATAGGCTTTGCAACCTATCCTCTAATGCTTAGTAAGATTACTTTTTTGGAGTAGTCTTCTTTGCAACTGGCTTTGCTGGAGCCTTCTTAGGCGTAGCCTTAGCCAATGCTTCCTTAACTTCCTCAACCTTTGGTGTACGACCAAATGCTGGGTCATTAGGGTTAATGTAACGAATTGCTACAGGTAGTACAGCAGCGACTAGTGACCATAGAAGGTCAACTGGGTCAGTTACTCCTGCCAGATAAAGTGCTGAAGCAGCAGACAATACGCTTCGTGCGTACGATGCTACAAGTGCCTTTAGTTTTGCATCCATTTTTATTTCTCCTTGTTTAGTGCCTAGTTGTTAGGCGTTTCATTATTCTCTGGCAAGACCAACTTTAGTTTGTCGTATGCCTCGGAAATTCTTTTTATGACATCCGTATGTGCGGTGTCACCAAGAACCATGCCAAATGATTTAGACCATTCTAGGTCTGGCTTAATCCGCTTATCGAATTCGGCAATGGCAGCCTGGACTTCTTCAATGTATTTGAAAGCCCAATCACGAGAGTCTGAAAGAAATTTTACAAATCCATCTGAGTCTTGTAATTTAAGATTTTCAATATCCTGATAAAGACTTTCTATCTTTTTTTCAAGCAAGGCTTTGTCAGCCAATGACTGTAGATATAGGTCAGTTAGTCCCTTAAAGAGAACCTTTTGACGAAAAACTCGGTACACCAAAGTAATGACTAGCGTTACCAATAAGCCAGCGATTGCTGACTCTAGCCAAATGTTGTTCATAATTAATCCTTAAGGGAATCTCTAACAATATAAATAATCGCACCAAGTTCTTCTAGTACTTTCTTTACATCATTTATATATTGTACAGCATCGCTTACTTGGTTGTCAAGCAAATTCTCAATATCTTCTGGGTCAATGACCATCGTTATAAAATCGTCATTATCATACAGAGTCACCTTGAATTCCCCTGGTGCTTTGATAGCCTTAAATGCTTTAGACATCTCGTCAGTGTACATTTTATTCCTTATCCATAGTTAGGTCAGACCAGGTGTTACCCCAATCTTCTTTTGTCTTATGCTTGTTAAACTCTCTAGATATTTTTCCATTGTCTAGATATATTCCGCCCCAGACACCAACCTGTTTGGTTGATATTCCAAAAGCAAAACATTGTTTCATTACTGGACATGTAGAACAAAACTCGTCTACATCTTTTCGTAATTCGACATCTTCTTCGTACTTGTCAAAGAATAGGTTTGTGTCCCATCCATCGCACTTTGCGTTGTCTCTCCAGTTCCTATCATTTGGCATTCTTCTTCACCAACTTGGCTGGAATGTTCCAACCACTTTCAGAAACATCATAGCGATTGGCTGTGTGCCATTCGTGTCTGACAAATTTGGCATTAGGTTTCATCCATGCCATTGGAGACTTACGCAGTTCTAGGACTGTCCAGCCATCCCACGATAGAGCATCATTGTTTTCTACAATGGCTTCCATCTCTTCTAGTGATTTAATTAACATAATCACCCTTTCGTTTAATAACGATATACTCCAACTTCGATGTCTTTTGACTCTGCAAGTTTAACAAGGTCGGAATAGTCTTCCTTTGGCTTACTAAAAAACAAAAAGTAATTGACATCATTTATATTGTTACGAATCCAACTTGGTGGAACCTTAACAACCTTACTCTTAATGCCACGAGCCTTTAGACTACGCTCTGAGACATTAGAAAACTCCAGTGCAAACTGGTTAATATTAATAGGACCAGCAGACATAATGGTAAACTCGGTGTCACCTTCTGGTAGGTCTCTCAGGGCATTACCGATACCCCTTAGAAAAACGGCATAGTCATTGAATGACTTAGTGCCCTGAATCGCCACTATCATTTGATAATCCTTCTGTTAGTTTGTCTACAATAAAACTTGTTATTCTCAATTCTACACTATCCATACCCATTGTGTCAACCCTTATTTTGGTATTTTCATTAATTTCTCCACTTGGAGTTATCTCTGCTTTGTGTAGTCCACTTTTCTCAATCCAATATGCATAGTTTCCAGCAAAAATTATACGAGTTTTAACATGCTGAAAATGCTTGGATGCCTGTGACTTAAGAATCTTTCTTTTTATAGGCAAAAAGTCTTTGACAAGTTCGTGCTGACGACTCTGATTAAAATTAGTTTTAACACGCTTAATGCTATTTTTAGGACTCTTAACCAACCCTGCTACCACACTCATAGTTATGAGTGTAACGATAGCCCCCAAAAGATATTCCATAAAATCACCTACAAGTTTATTATACTAGATTGTTTCGTCAAAGGCAAGCCAATTTTGCTTGGCAATATCCCAAGTAAAATTATTATGAATATCCTGAACTTGCTTGGTATAGTCGTATCCATCTTTGCGAATATTACGAATAGCCTTATCCAACTCTTCAGCAAGTAATTCTGGTGTTAGGTCTTGAATTGGAATCATTGTTCCGTATCCTAAAGATGTTTCTGGCAATGCTCCCAGGTCTGTGTGGACCGTGTAGCATCCAGCAGACAGTGCTTCCATCTGCGTTAAGCAGGATGTCTCTGGGTAGGTTGATGGATAGGCGTGAATGTGAGCATCTGCAAAATACTTGTATAAAGTCTTGCGTGGTGTCTTGCCATAAAAATTTACTCTAGGGTCGTTGACCCCATCCAAATTAAAACTGTGTGGAACATCTGGATAAAAATCATTAAACACATTTAGTTCAAAGTCTTCTTTCATTAATGGAATAGCATTCATTAATACTTCTAGTCCACGGTCTTTTGACGAAGCATGAATAAGTTTAACCTTATCAATGTTCTCAAACTTATCGGGAGTTGGAGTGATTGGTTCGATGGCATTTGGAATTATATAAACTTTATTTGGCTCTAAATTTAACTCTTTTATTAAAACGTTTTTATGATATTCAGATACTGCAATAACACGTTCGGTTGCTTTACGAACAGGAACATTATTTAGGATTTCACCAACAGTTGAAGCAAATTGCACAATGGTGTTATGAAGCCAAAAAATATATTTGCTACCATCAATGCCAACCGTTCTTGGGTCTGGCAAATATCCAGGAATAATTACACACCTATACTTGTTTATGTTATTCATTTCTGGCAAAATATTTTTAATAAAACCTCTTGCCATTGTTTCTGTACCACCAAAAAAATCTTCGTTATATGGAAAAATAGTCTGCTTAGACATTAGTAATCATCACCCTTAGATTTGTTTTCAATAAGGCGTTCACGTTCATCAATAGTTTCAAATGCAAACTGAGCCAACTTTGTTTCATTAATTTTATAGTGATGTCCACAAAAATCAAGTGAGCCTGTTATTCCTGTTACTCGTACATATGCCTGTGCTCCACAAGCATCGCAACGGTCTAGCCCTGTAAGAACCCAGCCTGGCTCTTCATTTTTTCGCTGTTCTGCTTCTTGTTCTAGTCCTACCAATTACTTATCCGTTCTGTAAAATCCACTACCATTAAATGTTACTGCTCCAATAGAGTATACACGAATTAGTTTAGAATTGCAAGTATCACATTCATACCCTGGGTCTGGGTCATTGATTTCTCTTTTTACTTGAATGGTTGTCTCACATTGTGGACATTTGTAATCATACATTGCCATAATAACTCCTAAAATAAATGTGTGTGGCAACTAGCAAATTACTAATTGCCACAACACAAAGTTTTACTTGCCGTCTAGTTTTGCAAATAGGTCAGCAAGTTTGCTGATGTCTGCAGACACTAGGTCCTGAACTGTTCCATATGTGACGTGGAGATGTGCCCCAGTACTTGCGGAACCGCTAGGCGTGGTAGCACCGCCACCAACTTCACCAATAACGGTAACTCCTGCTTCAACCTTGTCACCCTTCTTGAGTGGTGATGGCTTTGCTAGGTGTGCATATAGGATAAAGTGCTTGTCATAGGTTGATTGAATTAGAATGTTTCCTAAAACATCTGTCCACTTCGTAACCATAACTGTTCCACCTGTGATAGCCTTGATTGGGCTGTGTGCTGGTACTGACCAGTCAACGCCACGGTGTGGGTGCTTACGATAACTAGCCATGTTTTTGAATCCATCCCCACGCTTTGCTTTAGGGAAAGGCTCTTTGTAAATTGCTTCTGGCATACTAATACTTCCTTTCAAGATGTATTCTATGATTAATTCATAGTGATTATATTATACCACCTATCAGAGCCACCTAACAGATTCGAACTGTTGACCTCCATATTACAAGTATGGCACTCTACCGCTGAGTTAAGGTGGCATGTCCCTTGCAATAGCAACGAAATGCTATCCGTAGTTATTAGAGTGACGAGGGACCAATCACTCACAGCGTCTCTAGTGGGATTTGAACCCACGACCCCTCGGCTGACAACCGAGTGCTCTAACCACTGAGCCATAGAGACATTGCTGGTCCAGAAGGACTCGAACCTTCAACATTTCGGTTAACAGCCGAACACTCTGCCAGTTGAGTTATGGACCAATCATTAAGTTATATTTTAATTTTGAAAACTGGTGTGCAAGGGTCTCCGCCCTCTTCCCACTCTGCTTCTTCTTCTTCGGTCATGTATGGGTCGCCATCGTGAGTATAGCAGAATGGCTCAGTAATCCATCCTTGCTGAATTCCGTGCTCCATCCACTCCCAAACGGTTGCCTTCTCTAGGCTAATCTTTTTCTTGAACATAGTAAAACCCTCTCTAGGTTATGTATCTATTATACCGTACTAGAGAGGGCTTGTCAAATTATTTTTTACTTGTTTTAGATGTTTCTTCATCCTGTGCTACATCTTTAAGAGCAACAGTCTGACGGAAAGCAGCATCAATCTCATTACGAGTCAATTTGCCATCTTCTAAGAATGCAAGAGATAGGAGTTCTACTACCTTTGCTACCGCCAAAATACCACCCATGACAGCACTAAACCATACAGGGATATTAACACCGCTAATACCGCTTGCTACGCTACCAGCACCAACCACACCAAGTGCAGATGCAACGAAGGTAGCAACGATACGCATAAGTACATTACCAAATGTTTTCATTAATCTTCCTCCTTATCTTTTGGGTTTCTAAGTGGATAGGTAATAACCCATAGAACAGTTGTTCCAATGATTGCATATCCTACTACTGTTTTTGCCGAACCTTCAAGCACTAGCCAGGCTACGAACATACCAAGGAGTGTCCATGCCTGTCCAAGCATATCATTTAAAAAGTTTTTCATATTATATCCTCCTTCTAGTTGATGTTCCACCTGATGAACCTGTTGCTGCTGCCGATGGTGCTGCTGCAGTAAGGGCTGCTCCAGTTGCTGCATTTACCGCTGCTCCAACTGCTACAACGGCTGTAACAACAACCTTCTTGGACTCTTCTCTTACTTTTGGTGACATGTCTGCACCAACGTTACCCATAAAGTTAATTGCACCAACCAAGGCTTCTGCTCCTGGAATGGCTGCTAGTTCTTCAGATAGCACGATGTCGTCTGCTTGGGCTGCTACGAATAGAGCATCAAGAGCCTGTTCATATTCTGGCGAGCCTTGTTCTGAATTGTTTAAAATCTCATTTGCTACAGCAACAAGTTCTGCCACCTGTTCAATTGAAAGTGTTGTGGGGTCTACTTTATTTATGTCTACTGGTAACTCAGGTTGATTGGGTTCGGGATTATCTGTCGGGATTGGTTCTGGTATCGGTTCGGGGACAACTTCTGTTGGCTTTTCAATAGGTTTCTCGGTCTCCGCAGGTGTAGGTGTTGGCTCTTTGAAAGGTGGAATGGCGTTAAGTTCTTGTTGAGCGACACTCAGTTCCTCCTCTTTAGTTGTTACACTATCCTGTGCTGATTTAATTATATCAATATTTTCTAACTGTTTAGCCTGTAAGTTTTTTAGTTTTGTAACTGCATTTGCTAAGTCAAGTTGTGCCTGTTCATATGCGGTAACTGCTGAGTCATATACTGATTGTGCCTGTTCTAGTAGAGCCAATAGTGCAGGGTCTTTTGTAAGTATTACTGGTGTTGGTTGATTTTGAGATAACCAGTCTGCTGGAACAATGCCCCAGTTTGTTGAATCAAGATAGTATAAATAGTTACAAGCACCGCCACCGTATTCGTACATCCAGGCATCAAGTTTGTATGAGTGTCCAGCCTCTAATTGGATACCCTGAGACCACCATCCACCACAGCCTTTCAAAACCCAGTTGTCATTTACCACAACATTATCAAGTGTCATATACCAGCCATCATCCACATTTGCCAAAAATTCATATGTATCTGTTTTAGGAACGGTGAGGAAGCCAGTATAGTGAATCATTACAAAGTCTCCTCCACAGCCTTCAATGTCCTCACCGCCCCAATCTTTTTCAATATTTTGAACTGTAATTGTTTTACATAGTGTACCTGTAGTTGATGAATGTTCTGGGTAGTAGTATTCTGAACTATATGTATATATGTCTGCTTGTAGACCAGGAATTGTAGGCTCTGCATTCTCTACTGGGGTTTTTATTAGTTTCGTATCGTAATTTGCCTGTGCTTGGTCTACCGCTTGTTTTGCAACCGCCAGGGCTTCTGCCTTTTGGTTAGCATCTATTCCTTTTGTTTGAATAGTTAATTCTGCTTCACTAACTGCATTGTTAGTTTCATTCTGCAACTGTTGTGCCAATGTAAGATTGTTCTGAGCCTCTAGCAAGTTTGCCTGGGCTGCATCAACTTTAGCCTGTGCTTCTGCTATCTTTGCATCGTATTCTGCCTTTGTTTCTGCTTGTGCAGATGCTGGAAACAAGATAGGGAAAAAGGCTAACAAAATTACTAGTAATATTCTTTGGGGTTTATTAATTTTTAGTACTCCTCGTTGGAAGCATCCAACAAGACCATTATACCACTAAATTATGTTAATGTTAAACTGTTTAAAATAAGATTCTAGTTCTTTTTCGGCTGGCTTATTGCGTTCGATGATGCTACGCTTATCAAACTCATGCATCTCTTCAGTTTTCTTTCTATCACGGAATGTGTGGATTTCCACCATCTGATTTAGGTCTCTTGGGGTATGCGAGATAGCACCGAAAATAGCCCCACAAACAGCGTCTGCAAGGTCTTTGGAGGACTTTCTAGGGTGGTCTACCCTATTTCCCTTCATAATTTTTAACTCTGTCAGTTCTTCAAATAGTAGTTCTATGGCTGGCATAGCAAGACGTTCTTCATAAACAAGCATAGCCATATCTTCATAGTGCTTTTTAGCAACAGAAACAGTCTCAGTCTTTATGCCAACAGCCTTCAACTCGTTCTGGATATCAAAAGACTGCCAGCGGTCAAATGAAACCATACCAATATCAAAACCAATCCTACGAAGGTTTTGAATCCATTGCTTTACTTCTGAAAGGTTAACAGGACCTTCAATCTTTGGTTCCCAATATACTACTGCATCCACTACTACGATAGGCATTACTTGTGCATAATCTTTAACTACCTGGACATTTACCCACTTTTCAACGTGAGCAATAGCCACAGCACACTTGTCGTGCTTCTGTGCAAGGTCAGCATGGACGAAATATTTCTTATCTGGGTCTGGCTTAAAGGATTCAAGGAAGCGTTTGTTAGAGTCAATTGGGTTTGGTATAGTCATAGTGGCACGAACCTTATCTTGCTGCTTGAAGAACGCATCCGAAGCATAAGTTGGCACACAGGCAAAACGCTGCATGGCATCGCCAAGGTCTGTATAAAAGGCTAGTTTAAAATCATCAATCTTACGAGTGGGGTTGACTACCCAAGTTGGTCTTTTGATTGCAAACATTCCAGGAAACTTGTAGGACAGGATTGTGTCTTCATCCCACTCAATCTCAAGACTATTACCCTCAGCATCTTCTGGTAATTCTGGATTCATAATAAACTTGTGACGCTTTGTTACAACTTCTTTCTCTGCTATAACTGAATCGTATCGTGTAGAAATAAAGTCGCCAGGATAACGTGGGAAGGATAGCAAGGCTACCTTGCCTAAGTCTGGAAAGCGAGAGTCTACAGAAGCACGGAAGGCTTTGTAGATGTTATCTGCAGTTTTACCCTGTTCATTTCCTGTTCCAACTTCTTGTGCGAAACCAGAAATCTCGTCAAGCACTGCTAGTATAAGGTTAAGACCCTCATGGCTTTCACGTTCTGAGTGACCAGAGTAAACTGTAATAGCCTTGTTAAACTCAACACTATCTACCTTGGCATAAAACTTTCCAGCAAACCAAGGAGACTTTTCAATTTTAGTTTTAAAGCCTTTAAAGAAAACGTTCTTAGCCTGTTGTGCGTTAATAGCGATGTTAATAATATCAATAGCGTCACCAGATGGCTTACCAAAATAACGAGCAGGGTCTTTAAGACAAAGTAATTTATAAACGATGTAGCAACAGGCTACTGTGGAAACAAAGTCCTTACCAGAACCCTTTCCAAGTTGTAGGATAACCTCATTCTTTGTGTACTTGGTGTAATAGCGTCTGCCCTCTGTATCACCAAGCAATTCAATAACTTCTTCAAGCCTATAGATTTGGCTCATTGCTTCAACGATGTCATATTGAATTTGTGATAGTGGTGGCTGTCCTAGATATTCCTCACCCTCAACAAATGTTCTAACGTCAACTGGATTTTCTTCAAATACGTTGCTCTTTAGAACTTCAATAAAATCATTGAACATTGACAATTGTAATTACCTCTTGCTCTTTTGATACCTGCGAGAGCCTACGCATAATTTCATCTCGTACCTGCGGATACTCACTTGCAATATCCCTAAGAATACCAACAAGAATGTCTTGCTTGCGTTCAATCTCTAGCATCTCTTCTGCAAGTTCTTTGTTCTCAAGTAAGCCAGCCTTTTGTAGCATATCAATACGCTTAGACTCAAGGTCCATCACTAACTTAATACCTGCAGTTTTTGCTGTCAGGTTTGCTGTGGTAGTGGCATCATCAATGACTTCATATGCTTTCTGAATTAGTTTGCTATAGTGTGTATCTGCACCAACCAGAGCCTCTTTAGCACGAGCACGAATGGCAGCATTGTCGGAAGCCATAGCCCTCCATTGATTAATGTGGGCTACGACTTTTTGCCTAGACAGTTGTAGTTCTTTAGAGATTGCGGTAGGCTCTTCGCCTTGGAGATACTTCTCCACAACCCTGTTCATCTCGTCAAGATGTTCTACTGTTAGGTCTTCAATCGACATTCTTTTTACGCTTTCCTCGTTTGGTAGGGACTCGCTTGATTCGTTCGATGTGGAATGAGCAATACTGCCCTGTAGATGCTTTATGCACCTCAAAGCAGTCTACCCACGTTGCACCAGTTTCAGTATTAGTAACTACACTGTCAAACTTAAACTTGCGACCATGTTCGTCCTGCACTTTAATTATATCACCTCTGGCAATGGTAAAGTTGCCAACTTGCAGTTCATACACACGAGAGAACTTTGTCTCTGCTACCTTAGTCTTTTTACGCTTAAGCATTAGTTAGGAAGCACCATCTTTTCATCTACCGAGAAAACCAGTGCTAA